ATAAATCACCTTCCATAGGTCGAGCCATTCCTGTTTCTCGCTTAAATCGCTTGCGAGATACAGTAAACTTAACACTATCTCTTACTTCAAAACCAAACTTTGTAAATTGGTCGCCACCCTCAAATGCTGTGGTAGTATCCATGTACATCTCTATCATCTTGAAAGAACTAAATCGTGAATATGGTGCTTCTCCAAAGAAATCATCTTTTACCACCATAGTTTTGGGAATGTAGAACATCTCCATACCATGTATCTTGATGGCTTCGATAGTCAGATCCTCAATGAGGTTCTGCTCTGGCAAATTCTTGAACTTATTAAAGTATGGATTGAGTGCCATTTTATCCCATCATGAAATCTATTGGTAGTTCGTATTTCTTTACAAGTTCAACTTCAATTTCGTCTACTTCTTTCTGAGACTCATTGAAAATATCAACACCACGAAGAGTAACATCACCGGGAAGTTTGATGCCGCTGTACTTGCTCATATTTGTACCCCATTGTCGCTTAATGAGAGCAGTCAAATATTTTTTGAGCATTCTGTCTTCGTATATTTCGGTATGTACCCGAGGATCAAGAATACGATAACAGTCAATAATCAGATAAGCACCCGGTCTTACAATTTTCCAATCCATGTAGATTTCTAACTTGTTAGTCACACGGCTGAAATTGACAGACTTATCAGGGGACAAATACTGTCGCAGCAAAGATAGGTATTGTTGAGTCAAATCATACTGAACCATATCAATAGTGCCGAATGTATATAAATCATTCAGTGCATATTGGTAACGGACATCAAACATATCAATTGTTTGTTGCGATACATGGAAGATGCTAGTTACGCTCGTAATAAGATTGTCAATAGGGACTACACCACCCGTAAGATGTTCAGGTGTACCTCCAGTAAGACCCTCTTCGCTTATTGACTGTAGGCGATCTGATGCAGACAAACTATTAGTATTGTCGCTTTCAAGCAACAGGTACTTACGAGCAATGTCTTCAGCAGTTAGTACATATTTTAAATATACGCGCTCTACCCCATCAAAGTGGTATTCAGACATGAATTTCAACGCATCATCTACACGGTCGCTCAGTTGATCGTCATCTATATTGATTTCAACCACCGGCGCACCTAATTGGCGTAGGCAGTAATCTATTAATTTTTGTCGCGTGTTGACAGGCATCGAATTCCTCCGATGCTATTTAGACTTTCTCTAACGATGCTTTCAGGTTTTAACAATCCACTTAAGGCGTAGTTCGACCTTTGTAGGCAAAAAGAAGTCATTTGGATCAGCAGAAGTCAACTCCTGAAGCGAATGGGGAGCAGTTTGTAGCAGGGTAAAGGGTTTTGAGGATGTTACTGTGAGCAACCCTTGTCTACATGACATAACAACAACCAAACCGTGTGCGGACATATTAAGCGGGGTATTTGCAGGGATATTACCATCGTAAGCAAATACGAGGATGTTTTCCGAACCACTTATGGTTTTAACTTTGATACTTTCATGATTACCAAAGGAAGTAGTAAATAATGCAGGATAGTCCTTTGCTTTGATCAAAGATCCATTGCATTCTAACCAACCAAAAGGAACATCGGTAGACCATGAAGCCATAAGCGTCCCTACAGGTGCGCTAGCGTGTGTAACCGATACTGTAGGGCGTGTGAACACTCCTCGACCTTTTCCGATTCCTTGCATTACAAGTATAGTACCCTCGTTTCCTAGGGTTCCATCGGCATTTAAGAAATAGTTCTTTCCCGACTCAATAAAGTCAAGATTAACAATTCCCGAAAGGACTACATCTACCTCTGTATTCATTGGAGGGTGTAGATTTTCAACAATTCCTAGTATAGGATCATTGGGATTACAATTACCGTATGAACGCAAAACACCATCGCTCCCAACACAGACTACTATGCCAGGAGCGAAAGGTGCGGTAAATCCAAGAGAAACGGTGGATCGTATGGAGTCCGATCCACCGTTTCGTGGAAACATTAGATGCGAGGGTATTCCCGCCATTATGTGTTCATCAGTTCCTCTGTAGCAAACTTCATATTTGCTTCAATACGATCCTTCTGATCAGGTGGGAATCTTCCCTGCTGTAAGAGAGCAACCGATGCCTGACGAGATTCCTTAAAATGTCCTGCCCAATAAGAAGCAATTGCAAACTCATCGAGTAGCATCCACTCATAGATTGGAGCCGCAATAAAGAGTGCGCCTTCAGGACAACGACACTTTAGTCCCTGCTTTGCAAAGGAATATGCTTGATCAAAACGAATGTTCAGACGGCAAAGTCGAGCCGCTGCCCATAGGCTTTCTGCACGATATGGAGTAGCCTGATAAGCATTGAAGTACACTTTGATGATTTCATCAAGGTTCTTGTTCAGTACTTCCATGATGCGACCTGCCTGATAGAGCGAATAGAACACTTCTTCGTTCCATCCACCCAACTCTGCTCGCTTTAGATATGCAGCAAGAGCCTTCTCCCATTGCTGTGAGTCACGGTATGACTGTGCAAGATAGAAGTGATAACGGTTGAAGTCTTTTGGATCAACTTCACCCTTGAGTGCTTCCTCAAAGCGTTCAGCATCTCGCTCATACTTACCAGCCTGACTTGAACGATTGCCATCCTGAATTGGAGTATTCTTAAATCCACGAGCAAAGTCGCGTGTCTGAATCTCATCATGACAATCGACATACTCGTGAAGAATGCCGCGATAATAGAACTTCTTCTTCGTGGTTGTCATCTGTGGACGGTGATATTTGGTTCCACCATATTCGGCAAAGATGTTGTACAGATCGGCATTGAGACTTGCCTTGAATTGATCAGGATCAAATCCAGGATCAAATACAAGAACTTCGTCAGCATCAATCATGTAAGCATAGTCGCCTTCGGTGCTAGCAAGATCAAGAGCCTCGCTACGATTATGTCCAAAGTTCTTCCAAGGACGCTCGTACATCTTGCCAGGAATGCCAACATTCTCGAAAAACTTGCGAATCTTTTCCTGTGTTCCATCTGTTGAACCGGTATCAACAATGACCCAGTTATCAATAAGAGGAAGAACGGAAGCAAGGCAACGCTCAATAACTTTTGCCTCGTCCTTAACGATCATGCATAGAGTGATCGTCTTTGTCTTCGATGGATTGTTGGTGGGTGCCGATACAACTGCGGCGGGGGTAATCGGTGTAGTCTGTTCAATCGTAGTAACCATTATATTCTCCATATTTAAAGAAACTGTGCTATCAAACTATATTTAGTTGAGGTAATCGCAGGTCAATGCCAAAAACCAATAAAATATTCAAGTAATCTCAAGAACCGACACAAAGGCATGAATGTATCCTGTTGTGCCAGGAGTAGCCCGCAGGGTATTTCCCGACTCAAGAATAATTGGACTGTCTAAGGCTTGTAGGGTAGTTGTAACGGGAACCGAGGCATTGGTGATAAGAGAATATCCTGTGCTGCCCTTTACTACTTCAAGGGTGACTGTTGTTCCGTTTGTACTATTCGTATTGCTAAAATTCACAGAGTTTACAATTGCAGTACCAGCAACACCGCTATAGATGGTGTTTGTACCTGCTGTGTTGAGATAGGTTCCTACGCTTTTATATGATTCTGGCATGAGTGAATTCCTTTTGAGTATTTATCCTTGTACAGTCCAACCTTTGGCGGTAGCACCTGCTCTATCGCATCCTACTGCACCCCAATTGTTGGTGATGTTGCAGGTTCTACCTGCACCACCTGTTGGTAAATTGGCAAATACTTGGTTTATTGCTGCTGGTGATAAATTTAGATCGTTTACAGACCAAGGGGTACCACTTGCTGGTGCTGTAGTTGCTGCTTGCTTTAGACTAGAACAACCAGAAAACGGAGTTCCAATCGTTGTCGCGGCACTAAAGTTCAATAGAGGAATAGATTGAAGAGAAGTGCAAGTACTAAACATACTTTGAATATTTTTGCCGTTTATAGTATTCAATAGAGGAATAGTTTCAAGAGAAGTGCAAGTAAAGAACATATTTGTAAAAGTAAGACCACTCTGAGTATTCAATAGAGGAATAGTTTTGAGAGAATAGCAATTACCAAACATATTTTGAAAATTAGTGCCACTCTGAGTATTCAATAGAGGAATAGTTTTGAGAGAACCGCAATTTTGAAACATATTTGTAAAATTAGTGCCACTCTGAGTATTCAATAGAGGAATAGTTTTGAGAGAAGGGCAAGTACTAAACATACCTTGAAACATAGTGCCACTCTGAGTATTTAATAGAGGA